TGTGACCCACTCCATGTACTTGTTATGTTCTGAGTAGGCCTCACCTATCTCTTTAACATAGTCCATCACCCTTGATGCGGCTTGGATAACATCAGAGATAGAGTCCCACACAAACTTAGCAAGGTATGCACTAGCCTCAAAGCAGTCATCACCAAAGATGTTCTCTTCTCCATCCTCAATGCGTTCCTTTATTGCATCCTGAATGTACTGTCTACAGGCATGGCGTGTACCAGAGTAGGGTACAATCATGACTGGTCTCTTGGTTAGCTTGCGGTCTATACCAAAGGCAAGACACTTACGTGCTAGTTCAGTATCATCCTGCTTCAGTTTGTCCACAGTCTCATCAGCTACCTGTTGGTAGATATCCTGAGGACTGTCGGTTGGTACAAGGTTGGTGGCATACCCACCACGCTCGTCCCTGAGGATGGCTGACAGGTGTTGTAGTCCGTTACAGCTACCATCTACAGCGACAGGTAGCGTGGACTCATAGCCCCACCCCTGCTTGTTCAATGCGGCAAACTCAAAGCACCATGCAAGAAACTGGAATGGCTTGTCTGCCTCAGTCCATAACGTGTAGTCGTATGGGTTAGCCACAATCCTGTTGACCTCATCAACAAAGTTCCAAGCCCATGTCTCTCGCTCGTTCAGGGTTATCTTGTCGTTGCCATACAGGTTAGCACCATGTATACACAGCCACCTAGCATCATCCCAGTTCTTGATGGGTACACTGTACTTGAACCTCATCAGAGACTTAGACCAGTCAGCCCCCTGTGGTGAGAGGAAGGTACTGCTTGCGTACTTGCGTGAACGGAAGTCATTCTGCCACACATAGTAGAACTCATCACGCTCACTGTACGACTGTGCTACCTGTAGTGTACGCTCTACTTGGATACGCTTACTGATAGTCCTGTTGTTGAATGAGTATATCTCATTACGCTTGCGTGACCAGATGCGGAAGGCTTCCCTGTCTTCCTCTGACAAGTCCTTAGGGTCTCTGTCAAAGGGATAGTCTGGTAGTGGTACATCCTCTCTGGCTGGTAGTCCTGCCCATGACTGCCCATTCTCCCACAGGTTTAACATAACCTCTAGTAGTTGGTAGTTAATAGACCATGGTGTGTTCTGTAAGGCGTTGAGACAGTCATACTCTTGTCTCAAGTCTAAGCCTGACAGTCTTTTAAGGTGGTACTTTAGACTCATGATCGCCTCACTATCGGTAGTTCATCTATAATCTTACCATGGTAGCCACCACCAGTAACCCCTGTCCACTCCTTAGGTGGTATGATACATGGTGCATACATTGGCTTGGCTACCTCTGCTATTTCATTAAAAGCTTTTACCCATTCCTCTGTTCCTTGTGTTGCCTTGATATGATTGACTGTCTTTTTACTACTTATTACTTGCTTTGTCAAGTCAATAATACCTGTTGTCTTAATGATAACATCAACCATCCTGAGTCCAACATGAATACGGTCTGTCTTACTCCACTGCGTGTGGTTGTATCCATCCTTGTTCATCTTGTGGGTTAGTCCAAACCTTCTAGCTGTCATGCCCTTCTTCATGGCAAGCTTGATGGTGTTCTCTGCTACTGAACCCTCTGATGCTATCCACTTGTCTAGTCTGTCCTGTATTTCTATGTTAGCACCAATGGTACTAGCAACATGAAGTAGTATAGTCTTCTTTGACAGGCTATCGACAAGAGAAACACAGGCTATAAAGGCTACCTGTTCTGCATCCATGTCCTTGATAAGTCCATGTGTGATGTCACGGTTAGACTTAGGGTTGTCCTGTATGTCCCTCACGCCCTCACTGACAGCCTCTATAATCCTAGACAGTATAGCCCTACCATGCTTTGTTTGTCCCTCCCTGTTGCCGCTTACAGCCGCATCTAAAGCCTTTCTAAATCGGTGGATACCACCAGTCATCATTTCTGCTTCTAGTTCTAGCTGATTTTCTAAAGTTACGCTCATAGAGAGACCCCCCTGTTACATATAATATATTACATACCCAACACAGGGCATAAACACAAGCAGAAGAAAGCCTATCATCTGTAGTGAAACAGCATTGTCAAGGTCTGTTAGTGTTCCTAGTAAACTGGCACACAGTAGAAAGATAATAGGTATCCAGATAAACAAATCCATCAGTCTTCTCCATAGTTAAATACTCGTTCTAGTTCATCTCGTGTGTAGTAGGATAGATAGGTTAGTGGTTCTTCTGACCACTGAGTGTTACAACCAGAGCAGTACCACTCAATCTTATCATCTACTGCATACAATGCTTCTGCTTCTCCGTCATTACAGTGACGACAGACTGCTGTCCCCATACTCATGACTTAACCTCCCTCATCTTCATAATCTTACCATCCATAAAGCCTGACTTGTACTTCACATGGTACTGTGCTTGCTTGTCCTTGTTATAACTGTTGTTATAATCACCAAAGTGATAGCCCTCATAGTAGCCTATTACATAGGCATCATCATAACTATTTCTTTTTTCTTGCATTGGTCTTCTCCTTTTCTAGAATGTAGTCAGCATACCACATAGGTGTTCCCTGTTTATCCTTCTGTGGAATTATACCAAACTCTTTTCGTAAAGTCCACAGACAATCATCAAGATTCCTAATATCTGTCAGGTTAATATCGTGTGCTTCTGCTATGCTTGTTGACATTCTGTTAAGGTCATTGAATATCTTCAGCATCTTTTCTCTGGTGTTTGTCATACTACTAGTCCTTCCTTTACCTTATACTCTGGGTGTTGTTCCCTTACTGCCTTCTCAAGGAGTGCAACCAGTCCCTCATTAATCAGGGTTTGCTTTGCCTCATCACTTACATCAAAGGTGATAGTTGCACTACCATCCTCATGTTCTACTACTTCCTTAACTACTATCATCATAGTCCTAGTTCCTTCCTTCTCAGTTCTGGATTAAAGAACTCTCTGAACTCCATGCGTGGCATCTCAGCCCTGCCACAAGGCTTACCAAAGACTGCTGTATATTCTTCTTCTAGTCGTCTGTCTGCTACTCGTGCTGTGTGTCCTATGACTGTATCCCTCTGCTTGCGGTACAGGTCAGCCTTAACAGACCATGTCTTGAAGCCTGTGCTGTCCCCATTCCAGTCATGCTCTGCTGCTATCTGCTCACACATCTCAACACACTGAGCATAAGACCTTGAGTATTGTTCACTGGGTTTCATCTTCCTGTTTCTCCTCATCTATGCTGAAGCATACTACAACATGCCCTTCATCCTCATCAGATATAAACCATTCCTCACGATCAGGGTATAGCCTCTCTAGTGTTTGTAGTAGGTCATACTTTTTCATTATAACATATCCTTTCTATTCTGACTAGCAGTATGTTCAACATGGCAGTCAAAACAAATCACCCTACACTTCCTCATCTCACCTATAAGTCTTTTAAGATTACCTGTTGCTAGGTTTCCAATGTTTGTTACCTTGTCCTCTGGATTAATATGGTCTAGCTGTAGCATAAACGGATGGCTAGGCTTGACACCACACACACTGCATCCATTGTGTAGTTTGTACTTGTTAATCCAATGCTTGCGTCTTGCCCTCTTGTTTCTGTTTCTTACTAGTCTTAGTTGTTCGTGCTTATTAAATGCCTCAGGCTTACGCCACTCTAACTTACCATCAGACCTGATGCCATGCAGTATCCTACCATCAGACCTAACATGACCACGAAAGACTGTCTTATTGTAGTCTTCTACTGTGTAGTTAGTCATTGCCCTTGTCCTTCTGCTTGTACCTGTGAAGCCTTAGCGTAAGCCATTCTATCACAGTCATTTCCCTTTCGTCAATAGGTAATTCATCTAAGAGTACCTGTAAGACCTTCTGGTGTAATAATTCTACACTATTCAGCATCATTATCCACCACTAACTTGATTGCTTTATTGAAGTCTAGTCCTGTGTCTTCCTCTGGTTCAAACACTATCTCTAGTTCCTCATCATCGTCAAAGAAAAATGTAAAGGTCATGTCCATGCCGTCATCATTGTCTAACTGGTAGTCCACTGGACAAGTGTCTAACCATTCCCAAAAGTCCATGCGCTTACTCATTGTCTTGCATCCTCTATTGCTAGTATTACCATTGCTGTGAATAGACCTATTACAATACCTGTCCACAGTGTAAAGATTATCAGTGTCATTGTGTCCATGTTAGTCCCCTAGTTAATGTTGTGTAGTCTGCGCCATGCAACCCATGTGATAGCTTGCATCTCATATGCCTTCATACCATACTGACTTGCTACTTGTCTATAGGCATCCTGTAAAAACAGATATTCTTTTTTACCTATGTTAGTCTTGTCATTAGTCAGTCCTATCCGTTCACCATAATAGATATTCCTAGCGTGTCCGTCAATGGTGCAAGTGTCTTCCCCCATGATATTCTCAAAGAAACATACAATCTTTTGACCATTGAGGATTGCCTTGGTTTCTTGGTAGTCTGGCATGGTTTCAAGAATACACCAAGCCTTTTCCTTCATCTTGTTATAGGTACTTACCTTAACACTTTCCATATGATCACCATTGATAAATGCCTCAATCAGATCATGACCATTGGTGATATTCCTATCCCATTTATTGTTAGGCGATAATGCCGCAATAACACCAGTCACAATATACAATGGTATATCAAACTTATTAGCAATCTTTAAACATTCAGTGTTTGCTATCTTGTACCATGTAAACCCATGCTTTCGTTCTTCTGGTGTTGATAATTCATATATGGTTTTTATGTTCTCAATAGTCATGATAATATCCTCATGTTTAGGTTATAGTGACGACACTATACACAATGCCGTCACTTGTCAATGGTGTTTATTCTGTAATGGTGATATCACGAACACCACCAAACTTTTTCTTACTGAAGACTGGAACAGATAGATAATGACTACCCTTGCCAAAGTGAAGACCTGTAAAGGTTTTTCCGAAAGATAGACCATACCGCTTTTTCACTTGTCTTGGACGATACCCATATATTGCTACTGTTTTGCCAAAGAGTTTTGTTGTGTAAGTTTTCATTGTGTTAGCCTTTCCTATGCTAGGTTGATTGTATCTAATGTTAAGCATGTTCTATGAACA